GTCGGCGATGCCGGAAAATCCGAAGGCGTAGCGTGCCGCCTGGATGGTCGCTTTGTGGCGCAGCATCCGGTTTGGCCATTGTCGCCACGGGTCGGTGTTACGTTTGCACTCGTCCATGTATTCGGTCATTTCCACCGGGTGCGTTCGGTCTTTGCGGTAGATGCGGCAGGTAACGGCGCGCAGGGCACCGCTGTCATCGAGGGTGTCGCGAAACTCCATGCCGTCAAAATCCGGGTGGCTGTTGATGATTTTCAGCCAGCCGTCAATGGACACGATGGGTTGCACGCCGCCACCTTTCGCCGGGAAGGCGTAGATTTCTTTGGTGATCGGATTGAGCTTGTACTCTTTCGCCACCATGAGAAACGCGGTGATTTGTTCGGGGCGCACGTTCGGCGAGGGCATGATGGTGCTGGCCAGCACGTCGCTGAAGGCTTTGATGTCTGTCGTGCCTGCAATGGCGGCAACGGCACTTAGTACGTCATGGGGGACGGGCAGATTCATGTTCAGGCTCCTCGGTTCAGTTTGATTTCCGCGCGCAGGCTGTTCTTCAGGTTGTTGGCAATCGCTTTGGCGTTGGTGAGGGTGGTGTTCATCTTCACGGTGATGATGTACTCCAGCACCGGTTCGTCGTGCGTCGGCTCTGGCATCGGTTGGGGTTCTGTTGTCGCTGCGGTTCCCGCCTTCGCCCGTTCTTCTGCTGCTATTTTTTCGCGTAGTTCCGCCTCTGCTTTGGCGGCGGCTTCTGCTGCGATGCGGGCTTTTTCTGCCGCCTGGCGCTCGTCGTCGGCGGCAATTCGGGCGGCAATGGCGTCTTCAAAACCGCTATCCAACGCAAGCAGGTCGTCGAGGTCGGCGAACAGGTGCAGGCGGTCGGCAGGGATTTGCGCGTAGCGTGCTTGCATGTACGCTTCGGTTTTGCCGATGAGTGCCGTCCAGTTCGCCAAGACTTCGGCGCAGCCCTTCTCCAGTCCGGCAAGTGTTTTTTTGCCTTTGGTCGCTTCGGCCAGCACACCGTCCAGCTCGTCAATACGCAGCACTTTGCGCATCGCTGCTCGCAGGCGGACATCGCATCCGGCAAGCGCTTTGTTGATGCCTTCACGGGTGCGGCTGGTGATTTCTTCTTTGACTTTTGTCTTCTGCGCTTTCACCCGTTTGTCGAGGGCAAGGCGGGTTTGTGCCAGCAGCTCGATGATTTCGTCGGTGGTGTCGAGTAGTTTGCGCACGTCTTGCGCTTCGGAAAGTGCAGCATCGCGTGCTTCCTTGATGGCGTCCTCGGCGTTTTTGAAGTCTTTGACTTGTTGCTCTGCGGTGGCAAAATCCTCGTCGGTCTTGAGGTCGGTATTGACCTTGGCGATTTCGGCGCGGACGCTTGCGGCCACGTCGTCAATGTTGCTGGCGACGATGGCGGATTGGATTTTCAGGATAATTTCTTGCACAGCTTATTCCTCGGTTTCGATTTGTTTCAGGGCAAGGCGCAAAGCAGCGCGCGCTTGCGGGTCGTCTTCCATGTCGATGGCGTCACGGATGGTTTGGGCGTCGTAGTTCATGCGGCTTTTCCCCCGCCTAGGTAAGTGAGCAATTCTGCGAAGGTGGCAAATTCGACGGAGTCTTCCCTCACCCCTTCTTTGTTGATGCAAGTGAGTGAGAAGTAGCACCCGCTACCTTTGTATTCCCCCATCATGATGTGAGAATAGAAACCGTTGTCGTGAGTAAAATCTACGGAGACAAAATCCTCGTTGTAGGAGGCGGTGAATCTGTCAGCATCTGCGAGACGGTTATGCAGAGCCGCGACTTCTTTGTCGAATTTGCGGGTAATCATTGTTCTGTTCCTTCGATAATGGCCTCCGCCTCTGCGCGGATGGCCTCTTTCATTTCGCCGAAGTCGGCGAATACTTTTGATATGCCGCCGTCCATGCTGTAGCCGTATGGCTTGGGGTTGGCTTTGACCATGGCGATGTTGAATATCCGCCCCCGCATTCCCCGCATTTGTACTCGCACCACAGAGCCAGCGGGGGTCAGCTCTGTCGCGATGTGCGCTACCTGCGCCGCTGTTGGCGAGAACAGCGCGACCAGTTCTGCTGTCTCGCGGGTGTAGGGGATGCTCATGGGTTTCTCCTTTTCCCCGCACATGCGGGGGTGTAGTGGGCGGCGCATTCCGCCCTGATTTGTTCGGGGGTTAAGCGCTGGGCGTGGTCGATTTCCCACACCGCCGCATCAAGGGCAGCGTCGAAGAAGAGGAAGCCAGCGGCGGCAAGTGCCGCTGCGGTGAGGATGTTTTTCAGGTGGGTCATGCGGCACACCCCCAAGATCTGGTTATGTCGAGGATGGGCTTTATGTATTCCTCGACGATGAAGGCAGCGGCTTCTGCTACGGTTTCGCCTTCTTCCGGCGTGGCGTCCAGCTCGGCATGACGCAGGTAAGAAGGTACTTTTACGTCGCCGAAGTAGTCGGTGTAGGTGCCGGTGTACACCTTTCCATCCCTGACACTGACAATAGCGGGGGCGCTTTCGCCGCCGTCGTCGTATTCATTCCACAACCACACCGCACCGTTTTCGGTAAAGCGGCAGGCGTTGCAGTCTGCTGCAGCGATGATGTGGTCAAGGGTGATTCTTTGTTGTCCCATCTTTTCTCCCGCCCCGTGGGGCGTTGTCCGTTTCGATGGGGGTATTTAATCACTTTAAGAGAATTAAAGCAACCCTAAAAGTGATTTATTTCTTTAACTTTTTATTTCCTAAAGTGATTTTTTCTGCGCGGGTATAAAAAAAACGCCTCACGGGCGGCGTCAAATCCTCATCAAATCTGTGTACCCGCGTGGTTACTAGCGCGGCAAGGGGCGTCTGTTAAATGTTCAGACAACAAAAAAGCCCCGCGCGGGGCGGGGCTTTAGCACAAAAAGAAAGCATCATTGGCGTTCGGCGCCGACAACACCTAGAACTTTGGCCTCATTATCGGTGTAGTTGCCAACCATTTCATCAGCGTTACTGCCTGCGAAGAATCCTTCAACTCCTTTTTTGCCATCTTTGCCAACAAAATAGCTTCCGATAATTCCGGCTTTGATTTCTCCTTTATAATCAGATACACCAAAAATGAAAGATGCATCTTTATTAGTGAAATCAACCGTTGCTCCAACTGCACCAACCGGGCTGACACCTGAAGGGACGCTATCGTATGGGACGACAAAATCACCACTATAGTTTACAACACCGCTGGTCGGCATTGCATTATCCGGTGTAGTTCTTCCGCGATAGTACGCTAATAAAAATGGATTGGAAGTTCCATTTTCACCTATACCAAACTGAATATTTTTATATGCGTTGTCGCTGCTTGCCAAGAATGAATCAAAAGTTCTGAAAGAGGTGGTTGAAGAGTAAATACGATTCCCTCTATAAATATCTACTCCACCAACCCGTATTGGTGCTTTATCCCCAATACTTACAGAATCATTTGGATTTGGGATAAATATAGTTCCTAAACTACTGTTGGTTTCCAATTGCCGTTTATATTCGAGTGGCATCTTATTTGTAGTTATTGATTTGTTATCAGTAATATCTGATGCTCTGCCTGCAATAACAATACCGTTGTATGTAGATGCTCCCTGTATGGATTTGGAAAACTGTGCCGCCTTGTCTCGGTCGTCGGCAGTTAATCCATATTTATCCGGCATACTTGTGCTAGAGTTTTGTGAATTATTTTGTGTGTCGGAGTTTGGTGTAAGTGGCTTGGTGTTATCCACCGCAGGATTATCACTGCCACCGCCGCCGCAGGCAGCGAGCGCTAGAGGGAGCGCTATCAGTAGTGCTTTGTTTGTTTTCATCGTTTTTCTCCTGTTTGTAGATTAAGGGTTTTATTCATCCAGACATTGATACTGGATGGTTACAATATAATTTCCGCAAGACGTCCATGCGCCCGGCGAGATGTTACAAATAACTTTTTCTCCACCAAATGCATCGGCACGTTTATATCCCCATGCCTTGCAGCGTTTTTCTGCGGTTTCCTGCCCTTTTGCCTTATCAACAATCGGGTTCTCCAGTTCGTTGTACTGATAACTTAATTCTACTACACCGTCTGCTTTACTCCCTCCGGTGGCAACAAGTTCTTTTGTCACATTGGTTGCGCAGCTTGCAAGCAACATTCCTGAGAGCATAAAAAATAGGTGTTTCATTTTTTCTCCTAACTAGTGATTGCATTTAGGATTGCCATACGCACTTCCACCTTCAAGGCATTCGCACGCCTCGCCGTCATGGTCGCGGTCTAGGCTGGTATTTCCGCCGTGTTCGTCGTGGTAGCGTTGCGCTTCCTCTTGGTTACTGAAATCGCTACACCGTACCGCGTAAACAGACGGGATAGCTGCTGCAAGTGCCAATGCTAATATTGCTGTTTTTATGGCGTTCTCCATTGGTTTAATTCAATACTGACCAGGTAAACACCCGCCCGATAATTATGATTTCTTCGATAGATACAAACTCGTCCGGGTATTCCACGTTGTTATAACTGCTGATTTTTACTTGCCCTCCAGGAAGGCGATAGAGAATTTTGACGCGGAACAAATCATCATGGCGGAAGGCATAGATTTGACCGTCTTTAATTCTTATGTCATCGAAGTTCACACCTATCATTGCCCCCGGCGGCAATACCGGCTCCATGCTGTCGCCTTCAACCGTGAAGCACATGGCGCGATCGGGAGTTACACCGAGGCGGTGCAGTGTGGCTTTTGCAAAAGGCAGTTTGTAATCGTTGTAGTCCTCCATTTCGATACTGCCATCACCACCCCTGAATGCAACTTCTTTTTTGTAGCGAATGTAGCTGAATTCATCTGACGGCAGCGGGTCATTGCTGCTCCAAGTGCGGTAGCGTCCGGGGTCGCTGATATTGTTGTCTGGTTTGTGTAGTGGCGTTGGCACGTTGTTATGGACTCCCCCTGGTTCAATGGGAGTAACGAGGGCGGGAATGTTCTCCTCTGCTACCGGCTGCGGCGCGGCGTCCGGAGTGCCAAACTCCAACTGGATACGGCTAACACCCAATGCCTGCGCCAGTTCGTCCATGAACCGCGGGCGCAACGTCTGCCCATTCTCTATTTTGAAAATGGTTGTCTGTCCTTTCCCCAGCTTTTCTGCCAGCTCTGCCTGCGTCATCCCTGCGCGCTCCCGCAGCATCCTGACGTTTTCAGCAAGGCTCATCTGCGCCACCTTTTTTATTACAAGCTAGCAATAAATTACCACTAAAGGTGATAAGGTGCAAACCTCTTTAAGAGTTTACTAATTCTCTTTAAGTGATAGAATAGGGCGCAAATTCCCTATGGAGTATCACTTTTTATGAATATCGTGAAGGTAGCGATTGCGGCATCTGGCGCAAGCACGCAGCGCGAGTTTGGGCAGAAGTTAGGTAAGGGGCAGACCGCTATTGCCAAGTACGTCAAACAGGGACGGTTTCCTGTTTCTGTTTTGCTTCAGGTTGAAGCGTTAACAGGTATCCCGCGCGACCGCCTCGCCCCAGAGTTGTTCGCGGGTTATGTCGCGGTCGAGCCGCGCAAAAATGCCGATTTGGTACGCAAGCCCATTGTCCCCGAGCCCGCAGAAGCGGAGGCCTGACCGTGGGCGAATTTTGGGCAAAAAAATGCCGCCTGGAAACTGGGCGGCAAGTACATGTAAGGAGATTTAATTATGTCACAAAGCGCTATTCACACGCAATGCGCGCGCGGGCAAATCAACGTATTGCTTGGGATAAGAACACCCCAAGCATCGTCCAGTTCATCACTAATGCGACGTAATCGCCGCGTATCACTTGGGATTTGAAGATGAAAAAACCTGTATTGACGACGACATTCACGGCAAAGACCGGGAAAACCCATGCAGGGGCGGCGACTACGGCGATTACCAGAAGGAACAGAAGTAGTGTGTTGATTATCGTCTCTGCCTGCGCTTCCCTGCTGCTGTTTTTGGTGAGCTGGTGGACGGCACCAGCCAACCCGATCAATGCCAGCACGATGGTGGCGACACCCGATGCGGCGCTTATATCCGGCATAAATCACCTCCTGTTTCAGGTTCGGTTGATGCGCGCGACCACGCTGTGCGCATTGCTCACCGTGATTTTAAGCCAAGTCCACATTATGCGGCTAGAGGGCAGAAAAGATGACTAGAAGCGAACACGCACGCGTAACTGCCTGGATACGCGCCAAGCACAAGGCGACGGGCAAATACCCGTCGCATGAAGAGATTTTGCTGCGGATGCTGCAAGAGGCGCAGGAAGTCACCTATTTGGACGCGGTGGAGTACGGCCTCGGCTCCACGTTCAGGAGCCGCCTCAGTGACCTGCGCAAGCTGCACAGCATCATCAGTTATGACAAGAGCGTGCCAACAAGATACGGCACGAAGGCAACGGTTAAGGCGCATCGCCTGGGAGGTTTGTTGTGAGGTTCACCACGTTTATCAACAACAAGCGCTGCATGGATTGGGGACTGAACGCCAACCAGGGCGCGCTATTCGATTTGATTAACCAGGCGGCTGGCTGGGCGAAGCCGGTGACGGTTGACGGTGAGGTGTTTTATTGGATCAGCCGCCAACTGGTCATCGAACAACTGCCGCTGTATTACAGCAAACCGGACACGGTTTATCGCGCTTTCCGCACTTTGCAGGAAAAGGGGCTTATCAATTACTGCAAGCACGGTGAATGGGAGCTTATCAACATCACCGATAAAGGCAAGCTGTGGAATGTAAGCAACAATGAAGATGCGGCGCAGGAATCGGACGAACCCCGGAAATCAATCCGCCCCCCACCCTCTTCAATCCACGAACTCGGAAATGAATCCGACTTACTCGGAAATAAATCCGAATCACCTCGGATTGAAATCCGAAATACCTCGGAAATAAATCCGACAAATAAGGATATAAGCAATAAGCTCAAAAATGATAAGCGGATAAATAAGCGGGAATGCGCGCGCGAGCTATCCGCCGACGTACCGCCTTTTGACGCCCTCGCCGAACTGCTTGCCCTCGGTGCTGACCCGACGGAGGCGAAGCGCTGGCTAGCCTACCGCATGGAACGCAAGAAGCCGATGGATGCTGGAGCGCTGGATTATTTCCTCGGCGAGGTTCGGGCGGCAGGGCTGACGGTAGCGCAGGCGGTGCATGAATGCGCGGGCAACAAGTGGCTTGGTTTCAAACGCGGCTATGACGGCTGGTGGAACAGACCACAGCAGCGCACTCCGCAGCGCGGCAACACCTTCGAACACCAAAGCAGCGCGGAGCAGTACGCGCAGGAACAGGCGGAGCGGATGCGTCCGCAGATTGCGGCGATGTTTGCCGCCAAACAGGAGAAGCGTGATGACTGAGCAGGACTTTGGTCAATTCTCGGCAGTGATGGCTGCGCTGTGCGAGTACTACGGCAAGCCGAAACTGAGCGACATGGCGGTGGGGTTGTACTTCGGCGCGCTGCTGGAATACCCGCTGGCCGATGTGCAGCAGGGTTTGACGGCGCATATCAACAACCCAGACAGCGGGCAGTTTTTTCCGAAAGCGGCGGACGTCATCCGCGCGCTGGAAGGCAGTAGCGAAACCCGCGCGCCCCGCGCGTGCCGTGGCCCCCGCCCATGTCGAGCGC